TTTCACAAGTCTGGTTTCGGCTTTCCGTTCATGTCTTCTGACGTTGAGAAGCACTTTCAAGCCGTGCTCGCACTTTCCAATGATATTTGGGAAAGCGGCGCTGACCCGCGATGGGTCTCCGTTCTCTATGCAATCCCTGGTTATCGTGGACAACCGAAAGGACCACCCGATCCACTGACGAATCCAGGGGGATACGCGAAGACACGCCTCATCTATATGATGCCACGAGCGACGGGTAATTTGGAGAAGGCACTCCAAAACGTACTTTTCGAGGCCCTTAAGTGGCGCCCCGAGTTTTGTGCTTGGATCAGCCCCGAAAGGGTTGATCGGTGCGTAACCGCGCTCTTTGAGAGTGGTAAGGAGGTACTTAGCATCGACTATGAAAAGTTTGATCAACGTGTACCTCCTGAGGTCTTGGACTATGTCTACAGGATCTACTCTCAGTGGTTTGTACCGGAAGCGGGTCCGCTCATCGACTTCGCCAATGAGGCGATGCAGCGCACCGGGATCATTTGCCCTCGTGAAGGTGGCTCTGCGGGAGACTATAGGGTCTTCGAAGGAGCTGCTCGAACGGGAGGGATCTCCTCAGGTTCGGTAATGACGAACATGAGCGGGAGCAACGTCAATGCATGGTGTATGGCTTATGCTGCGAAGGTTCTCAAAACTGAGATCTTGCAAGCCCACTTTCAGGGTGATGACGGCCTTGCCGTCTTTGTTAAGAAAGTGACACTAGAGCAACTTGCCGACGTTCTCTTCGAACATCTGGGCATGGTACTAAACGTACAGAAGAGTTCACTTTGCGGAGATATGATCACGTTTCTTCAGAACGTGCATCTCATTGACTACAAGGTGGATGGACTGAACGTGGGCATCCGTCCAATAATTCACTCTACGGCAGCAATGTCGTCGTATGAAAAGATGGATGATCCCGAGTACATAGCGTCTGACTATGATACCATTCGATTTTGTCAGCAAGCGGGATATTGTCTTCATCATCCCTCGGCCACGCAGTTGTGTGACTGGCTGGCAGTAAATGATTTAGGCTCCAAAGCGATTCTGAGCCGTGTAAAAGCGGATCCGGATTTCTTTGCGAAGGCCTGTGCGGCAGTGCGGAGAAAGG